ATAAACGCCGAAGAGACTGTTGATGAGCGGTTCTGGTGGGGCAATGGCCGGAGCACGCAAAGCCGCACCGCCCAGGCGCAGCGCGGGCACAGCAGCCAGGACGTAGGGCAACGACTCCGCAGGAACCCCGGCTTCATGTAGGCCGGCCGCACTCATACCGAGGCCGCCAACCGTTTTGCCGATCTCCATGAGGCTCAGTCGTTCTGAGGAGCCGGATGATGGCGCATCTTTTAGGAACCGCTGGCCGATGCGTCCTAGATCGAGCAACGGGATCTGGCCAGGCTGCGCGCGTGCCGCATTGTCATATTGCTGATTGACGCGGCCTAACAATGCCGCTGGGCTTATCTCCCCTGTCGATGGCGTGACGCCGCCCGCCGCATCGGCTCGCAAGGTCAGCGGCTCGACTGTCTTCAGCGCCTTGTACTGGGTCCGAGCCTCACGCAGCGCAGCCACATCGGCTGGTGACGCAGAGCGCTCCAATGCAGTATCGATAGCGTCCCTGATCTGTCCCCCCAACTGCCCCGATGTCGTGCTTCGGCTACCCTGCAGGATGTCCAGGCTTTCTCCCTTCTTGGTTAGGTCAACATACGCCTTACCAGGGATGACGCCGTTATTGTCAGTCGCGAGTTGGCGTATCTTGTCGATCTGGGTTTGGATGCCATCCTTCTGTCCCTGATCGATCGCTGCCTCCTTCACTTTCCGGCTGATGTTGGTCAGCGTCTGGTCAATCGTGGGATCAAACTTCACATTGTAACGCCCGGCCGCGTTGTTGAAGACCTGACCGATGCGATCATAGGCGTTGTTGATTACGGTCGGGGTGACCTTAGGCGCGTCTTCGCCAAAAGTGTTGGTGACGGCTTTCGCGAACGCCTGCTGGTTGGCTTCGTCATACTTGCCATAGCCAGTGAACGGCAGCCGGCGCATGACGGAGTCGAGATACTTGATAACCGGGCTGTTGCTTGCTGCACCGACCCCCACGTCAATTCCCAGTTCCTTGGCGCGCTTGGCGAGCGCAGCCGTCTCGGCGTCCATAGTGCTCGGGAGGAGCGCTGTTGGACCGCCGCCGCCGGGCGCCAGGCGAGCCCCCCCAGCACCACCAACGACAGTCCCGATCACACGCCCCGGTGTGCCCCCGACAGCCTCCCCAATCTCCCCACCGACCTCGCCCGCACCGCCCGCAGCGGCGCCTTGAACGATCGTCCGAGCGGCAGCAGGCAATGAAGAGAGACCGCCGGTCACCGCGCCGCCACTGACTGCGGCTCCAGCGCCCGATGCAACTCCAGCCTCGATCCGCTCCCGTAGGTTCTGCGGCTGCACGCTCGGTGGATTGGCAATAGTGCTGATACCGGGGTAGCCGAGCAGTGACTCGGTATCGATCGGATTGTGCCACGATGCCGCCGGCACGTTGGGCTTGCCAGGAGCATCCGACAGCATCTCGGGGGTCACGATCTGCGGTCCCTGGTTCGGCGTGATCATAAGCTGATTTCGGTTCTGGATGGCGCTGAGAGGATCGGGGTTCAGGTATTGCTCCGCAGCGGCACCACCGATAGCACCAACACCGCGAACGATGTCGCCTGGCATCCCAACGGTCGACACTACCCCGCGCGCAAATGAAGAAGCGGGCAACGCAACCTCGCGCTGCCATCCCGTCATCTGGCCTGGTGGCAGATCGGGGGGCGCCGTGGCGGCGCGGATCATCGGGGCATAAGGATCTGGCGCAGTCTCTGGCGTTTTCCCCGGAACGACCGGCCCCGCAGGCTGCGCGCCCTGATCCGTGCCTGACGACCCCATATAGGGTGCTAGCAAAGCATCGTATGGATTGGCAGTGCTAGCCATTGCTCGGCACTCCCGCGCGACCCATACCGCTGCGCCCGCCCTTCAGGATGAACTCGCCAATACCAGGCCCGAAATGCTGGTCGAATGCCTTGACGGTGTCCGGGTTAGCCACGAGGTGCGCCGCAATATCGTCTGGCACCGCGTTAGCAATCGCGCGGGCGGTATAGATCTCCACCGGGTGCGTCTTGTTGAAGTCGGCTTCTGCCGTCACCAGTGGCTGTCCTTCCGCCAGGCGCTGGCCTTTGAACTCATAAAGCTCGCGCTGACGCTGCAAGTCCTGCTCGATGCCTGACGAGACCAGCCGGAAGCCGAGATAGCTGTTCTCTGAGTTCGGCACTGCTGACGTGGCTCCGTTAATGATGCTGGCGGCTTCGCGTGAGCCACCAAAGTAGCTATTCACGACCTGCATACCCATCAGCCTCGTTTGCTTGTTCAGCGCCTCCCACGCACTGATCTGCGACGGATCAACGACCGGCCCGCCTCCAAGCAGTCCGCTGACGGTATTCAAGGTCTTGCCGAGCTCAAGCCTGGTATTCGCGCCAGCGCCGGTTGCGGTGAAGCCGCCAGGATTACGGTTTAGAACCTCGGCCGCATTGTTTGCGTTTACCAACATGCCGAGACTGGCGTTGGCAGTGTCGTAAGACTTCTTGTCGGTAGTCGCGTACGCTTTACCTAAATCATCCTCGGCGCTGCGCTGTGCCGTACTCATGCCAGGCGTCACCTGTTGCGCTCCCGGAGCGCCACTCGTGGCGCCGGCGCCGCTTGACGCAAGCGGCGAGGGCGGCAGTCCGGGAGGCAATTGTCGTGTGGGAACACGCACCAGGGCGTGTGTATTTGGGTCTTCGTGGATCTGTGGCTGCTGGTAGACTTCGGCGGCAGTCGCGTAGTTCGCCAGATCTTGCCGCGTGGCTGTGCCATTAGCGATCTTCGGTGCCACCTCGTTCAACGTTCGTAGCGCGCTAGCCTCTGGTCCAGTACCGGTGACGCCAGAGACATTGGCGTGGAGCATGGTCGGCGGCTGACCCGGCGCGAGTATCCAGGTGTTGCCGTCGTTGTCCGTGGTCGAGCGAGCAGTTGGAGGGCCGCTGTACTTGGTATCTCCCGTAAGGACGTTGCGCTGCATACCGCCGCCAATCTGCTGGAACGTGTCCGTCCCCAAGATGGCCTTGGCCTGAGTATGCAGATAGTCCGCCATCGCCTTGTTCTGCGGTAGTTGGCCACCCGGGCCGGCCTCGAGCATCGCCGCTTGGCGCTCCAACTGCATAGCTCGCTGGAACTGCGGCGATTGCATACCCGTGGCGCCCGTCGCTGGTGCTGGCGCCGCCTGTGGCTGGCCTGGCTGTGCTGGGGCCGCTGCGGTCGCTGGAGGCTGTGCAGGCCCAGGAGGCGTCTCTGTGGCGGCTGGTGGCAGCGTGGGCGCCCCTGGCGCCCCTGGTCCAGCGTACTGCGTCGGTGGGGGCGTGGCGCCTGGCTGCGCTGTGGCCGTCGTGGTGGGCGCTCCTGTGGCTGGCGGCGTGTAGGCGGTGACCGCGGCGTTCGGATCGGATGGCGCCAGCGTCGGGCGGTAACGGAACACGTTCTGCACGTAGTTCGGATCGCCGCCACCGTTGTAGGCATGCAGTGCCGCCGCTTGCGCCGCTGGATTGTTCGGATCGCCGCCCCCCATCCGCGCCTTGAGGTAGCGCGCACCGAACAGGATGTTGTTGCGCACGTTGTCCGGCCCGGTGATCGATGCCGGATCGACCGGCGGCAACCCGAAGCCGGGGCTGCTGGCCGTGCTGGGTTTAATCTGGAATAGGCCTATCTCGCCGGCGCCACCCTTGGCGTTCGGGTTGAAGCTGCTTTCCTGCCGCGCCTGGGCGAGTAGCAGATCCACCGGGATGCCGGTTTCTTTCGACGCCTCCTCGAAATACGGCAGCCATGCGGTCGGCGCCGAGGCGCCCGCTCCAGGCCCACCAGTGCCGCGGGCAGGAATCGCCATGGATGGCGCTGCGGCCCCTGTGGTGGTTCCGGGCGCTCCCGTGGGGGCCGTGCTGCCGGCGCCAAATACAGCGTTGAAGTTCGCCTGCTGCCCCGGCAAGGTAATCAGCCCCATCTTGTACTGATCGACCACCGGCACGCTCTGGTTGACCATCGACCGCAACACGCCCTCGCCGGGATACTCGGATGGCGCGTGCAGCGCGAAGCCATGCGACTGCAGCATGCCAACGACACGCGGATACGCCGCCGCCCGCGATGCCTCGTCCGGATACGCCGACAGCAACCCGGCCGCCGCCTGCCCGACCTGCGCCATGTTGGCGTTGCTCAGATCGAGCTGCTGCCCCTGCATGTGCAGTTGGTTGGCCTGATACGCCTGCGCCGCATTAGCGACCTTGGCGACATCAAACAGCGCGTTCTGATCGGGAAACGGTGAGACCTGCTGGCTTGATGTGAACTCGGCCATCAGATCCACCCCAGATCAGCGCCTGCCATACCCGCGTAGCTCGATGCGCCCCCGCCACCGCCCCCGATGGCATTCTGAAACGCCGTGTTGCTCATTAGCTGGTTAGCGCCAGTGCTGACGCCCTTTGCCATATTGCCGTAGATGCTGGACTGCGCGTTAGCCGCGCTGGTGTCGGTCTGCGCTATGTTCGCAGCCCCTCCGGTAGCCGCGTTGGCAATACCGCCCGCCGCCGTCAGGCCGCTCCCGCTGAGCTGCTGCAGTCGGTTCCAATAGTTACTGAAATCGGTCGCTGCCAACCCGCTGCCGAACGTCTGCTCGGCCTTGAGCGCAGCCCCTGAGCGTGTCATCCCTCGCGCTGCCGCGCCGGCGTCAGTCGCGCGCAGGCCCTCGCCCAATTGCCACTGGTATCCGGGGCTTTGCTGGAACTTAGCCATCGCCGCGTCTGCCGCAGGCTGCCCGTTCAACCCGAGCAGGTCCGACTGGTCCGCCAGCGCCGGCTGCCCAGCCGTGGTCCACGGCGACAGTTGGTTGGTGGCAGTCTGAACACCCTGCTGGATCGCGGCATTGGCCGCCGACTGTCCGCTCTTGATGGCCTGAGATTGCATGACGCCGCCAGCGATTGCGCCAGCAGCACCGATCCCAGCCGCAGCAACTGCGAAGGGCAAAGCTCAATCCTCCAGTTCGAGATCGTGATGCGCAGCCACCGCAGGCTCGTCGTCGGCCTCGAGGTGGTCCGCGTTGTGGATACAAGCGAGCACAACACCCGGCGTAAGCGTCAGGAACGAGTGCATGATGTGTGCGGGGATGCGGATCGTAGCGGGCGCGCAGTACTCGATTGGCCCGTCATCATCGCCCTCTCGCCACAACCGAACGCGACCTTGCAGCAGAGCTGTGAGGTGCCCGTACTCGTGCCCATGTTGGGGTATCAGCGTGTCAGCGTCCGGGATACGATATACGCGATAGTAGATACCGGCGTAGATCGTGACGCTGACCGTCTCTGGCTGATTGGGCGCGCGTTTCATTCGCACCTCATGCTCACGATGCAGACAATCCTGTCCACAGCACCATCGTTGGTGATTGAGTGAATGCGCAGGTTGTCAAACGTCCAGATGGTCCCGGTGTCGAATCGCTGCACTGCTTCGCAGCAATGCACCAGCGCTGTGCCAGCCAGCGTCAGATGCGCCTTGCAGTTGTAGTATTCCGGCGCCCAGCTTCCCGCGTCAGTATGCGGCAGGATATCAGCCCCCGGCGGCAACTTAGTGAGCAGGATGCTGCCAAGCTCCACGCAGGCCACACGGTTCATCAGCGCGAAGATCATCGGTCGCAGTGATGGCAACTCATACCATGCCGGCCAGAACACGTTCCGATGCTCCAGCCGCCGCGCCTCGAGCCCGGTCAGTTGCTCCTCTGGCATGTAGCGCACGGTGATGTCGGTCATGGCCGCATGGGGAGTTCCGGGATACAGTCGTCGCTCCGGGTTGCGGTCCCATAGGTGCGCGGCACGGTTCAGCTCCAGCAGCACCGGAACCATGTCAACACCAGAGGCCAGTTGCACGAACCGCATCTAGCACTTCCCCGGCCTATTGCGCCGCTCGTCGATCGCCTTCTGGAGCGCCTCCACCACCTCTTCCGGCGAGTCGTCAGGCTGCACCGCTACAGCATGCCGCCAGCCGTTCTGTGTGCGGAGGTAGATGCCGTGCCAGCCGCCGTGGTCTCTCATGCCGGTGGTAACCCAGGCCACCTGATCGCCAAGCTGCCACTCGACATGCGCTCGTAGTGTCTCCAGCCAGTCGTCCATCAGCGCATCCGCCTCGCGCGAATGGAACCGCTGGCAGTCGCGCTGCCGCTGAACGAGCCGAGCGCCTGCAGCCACACCGTCGTCGCCGCCGTCACGTTGTAGCGCCGCAGCGCCGCGTTGATCCCGTTCACCGTCGTCCCCGTGGTCGGAAACGTCGCCGCGATCTGCGTGTCGATGCCGTCCAGGCCAGCGCCGAAGATGTTGCGGGTGCCGCCCGGCGAGCTGATCTGTGCATTCCCCGTCACATCCCAGTCACCCGCCGGCAAATCGAGCGACACCACGTTGATCGGCACATTGTTCACCAGCGCGATGCCACTAGCCGATGCGGTCATGTATTCCCCGACCTGGCCCGCTGCCGCATCCGACCCGTCCGTCACGCCCCTGCCAATCTGCGAGAGAGCGTCAGACATGCTGCGGAAATAACCGCTCCACGCCTGGGTGTGCTGGCCGCTCGTCTCCAGCGGCGCCTCGTTGACCGGCGGCGGCGGCGCCAGGGCCATCAGGCGCTGCCCTTAGAGATGTCAACATCGATGCCGTAGATCGTGGCGTGGTGCGTCATGGTGACGCGGAACATGCGCTGCCTGAACGAGCCCAGCCGCGTGGTGTAAACCCGCACGCGATCGCCGTAGGCCACCCCCGCCGTCATCGTGCGGCCCGCGCTCCAGCTGCGCCCGCCATCGTCCGACCAGTCGAGCACAATGTCCCTCGTCGGTTGCAGCCCACCCACCTCCATCTCGATTTCCAGCCGCGCGCAGAACGCCCGATAGGTGCCGGCCCACAATGGCGGCGTGATGAACTGCCGCATCACCGTGATGTCGTTGTCGGTGTCCACGATAAAGTCCAACCCTGCCGGATTGATCAGATAGCTGCGCCCGTCGACCGAGCTGCCGAAGTGGTTGACGATGTCGGTATGCCCCACCGCCGCTGGCAGCCAGGGCCCGGAACCGTCAGCGCTGCTCGATCGCTCGGCCCACGCCCCGGTCGCCACGTCATAGACCAGCGAGCGATCGGGGAGGTTGAGCACATAGAAGGTGTGCCCCTCCTCGAAATACGACAGCGCCGAGGTGACCGCGGTCACGCCGCTGGCCTTGATGATGTCCTCGATGGCGTGCGTTGAAATACGCTGTGCCTTGTAGCCGACGCTGCGGTTGACCATGCCGTTGGTACCGACCCAGAACAGCGAACCATCACAGATCGCCGCTGAGCGAATGGTGCCGCAGCCGGTCTGCAGCACGCCGCCGTTCTGCCGCCTGAACGGGAAGAACGAGAGGCCGGAGGATAGACCTGTCTCCAGCCCTGACGAGCCGGCGTCATACCAGATCTCTAACCCGCCGTCGCCCAACAGCCACAACTCGCCGCGCAGCGTCATCACCCGGCGGATCACGTTGGGCACGCCATCGGCATAGGCGAAGTCGAGTGCATCATAGGCGGTGGGATCGAGCAGCAGCGAGGTGAAGAACTGGCCGCCAATCTCATCCTGGCTAAACACGAAATAGCCGTCGAGATAGGTCACCGAGCGAGCACCCGGGAACTCGCCGCCGATCTGATTGAGCGCTCCGGTGTGCGTGCAAGTGAAGGCATTCGGCGGCACACAGACCACGGCGCCGTTGACGCCGACTGCGATCGTTACCATCAGGTTGAACGGAAAGTCGGTGCCGCTCGGCGTGCCGATCTCCCCCAGATCCTCGACAGCCACCGTTGTGCTGCCGATCGGCTGCGTTGCCCGATAGAAGTGCGTCCCGGAAGCGACATAGATCGAGCCGGGGTAATCGGTGTTCATGGCATGCACCGGCCCGGTGCCGTAGGTGACGCCCTCCCAGATCAAACCTGGCGTTGCGATCAGCGCGGCGGCGGTGCGGCTGTCTGACGGCTCCTGCTCGGCATACAGATTGAGCAGGCGCTTATGATTGAGCGGCGGCGAGGCGTGCTGGTAGCTCTCCAGCGGCAGCGGAATGCGCTGCATGCCACCGGCCGGCGCCGGTGCGGCTGCGACGGTCTGCGACATTCAGACGATCCGCCGTGCGCTGATGGTGCCATAGACGCTCATGGTGCTGACGCTGAAATGTCCAAGCGCGGTCATGTAGTAAGTTGCGCGGGCGGTGTTGGTGAACCGGTATGGGCCGGCACTCATCGCAATCTGCGTCACGGTGCTGAACACGGCGAAGTTGGAACAGGAGAACTCTACCGCATGGGCCGGATCGACCGACGCCGTTGTTGCTGACATGCCGGCGGCTACGCCCGCCACCACCGTCGCGCTTGGCCCGGTAAACAGCGTCTGCGCGCTGATTTCCCAATCCCCGGCCGGCAGGCTGATCGAGGTGACCGTCACCTGGGCATTGTCTGTCAGTGCCAGCGCTGAGCCGACCGCCCGTGCCGCAGTGATGAACTCGCCGTAAAAGCCCCCGGTGTCGCTGTTGTTCTGCACCGCGGTGGCAATCGTGCCGTAGCAGTTCTGCGCGACCGTGACGCTTTTCGTGGCGGTGTCGATGACCACGCCGATCTGCAAGTCCTGCAACGTGCAGCCGCTGACGATGCTGGGATATGGCCCTTGGTCGATCGCCAGCGTGTTGGTGATACCGATGCCGACGTGTCCGGTTATGTTGCGCCCCTGGAGATCGTTGCCGGTGACCTGCATACGCTGGCAACTGTCCATCAGCATGACGTAGGTGTTCGTCGGTGCGCCGGCGAGCAGGAACATCAGGCAGCCATCGATCGAGCAATCCAGGCAGGCGGTCATCCGCAGGCACATCTGGTAGCAGGCGAGCTGGCACTGTGAGAGCGACACCTGTTGAATGTCGGGAGCACCCCCGACCAGCGCTCCGGGACAGTTGACGCCGAAGTTGCACGAGGTCGTCGAGACCGCGAACATCAGCACGCCTTGTATATACGAGTTGATGTTCACCCCGGTATCGAGAAAGAAGATGTTGACCGCGAACAGGTTGTGCTGCGTGGCGATGGCTGTGGACGTGCCGGCATAGGACACCCCGGTGCCCTTTGGTGCCGGGTTCGCACCGACCCCGGCGCCCGCAATGCCTGAGATCAACACGTTCTCCAGCAGCGTCTCGGCGACCGAGGCGAACAGGATGCCGTTGAGCCATTGGCCGGTGCTCGGCCTGCCGCCGATGCTCACATCCCGGATCGTGGTCTGCGCCACGACGTAGCCGGTCGCATAGTTGCCGTTGATGGTGAGCGCGGTGCCTGTGGTGTCCACCGAGGTGGTGAGCGACAGCCCCTGGATGGTGGCGCTGCTGGGATGGTCCCACCAGGTGGCACCGCCGGGATAATTGATCACCAGGCCGTTGCCGCTGGCGCTGCTCCAGCGCAGCTCGGTTGCGTTCTGGCCGTAGCCCTGCAGCGTCATCGAGGCGTTGGCTGCGAGCGATGCCGTGAGGGTGCCGGTGAGGAGATAGATGCCGGGCGGGATCTGGATGCAGAAGCCTGGTGCGCCCATCGCCACGCCGGCATTGATCGCGGCCTGGATGGCGGCGGTATCGTTGGTGGTACCGTCGCCCTTGGCGCCATAGCGCTTGACGTTGAAAATGCGCGGGTCGACGAGACTGTTCGACACATAGCTCTGAAATGCCGGTGCGCTGAACCGCCCGCTACCAGCCCGCTCGCCCACGAACGACGAGGCGTCGTTGACTGCGCCGAGGTCGGGCATGTCGACAATGCGAACGCCTGGGAACGTGCCTGTCGTGACGCTCATGGCAATGGCCCTCCGGCGAGATAAATGGCTTCGCCTGGATCGGTCAGCGTCGCCGGGTTCGGATCGGTGAGCATAATGACTGGGTTGATCGTGCGCGGCACCGAGTGCCTCAGATGCAGCCTGCCCTCGGCCAGCAGATCAGTCCCGCCGCCGCCGTCGTAGTCGAGCTGCAGCGCGTAGGCGCAGCGCCGCGGCCAGCCTGCCATGGTGGCTGTCGGGAATGATATGTCGAACGCCCCGAGGGCATCGCTGATCACGCCCGTGCCGACCCACAGCACGGTCTGCGGGCACTGCGGCCAGTGCCAGTAGGCGCCGTAGTCCCACGCCCCTCGGTGGTGCTGATCGGGCCAGACGAGCATTTGCAGCACCGGGCCACCGATACCACCGGACAGATCGATCCCCTGCGCACAGACGCTATCGCTGTCGACCACGGTGACGCGGAGGAACAGGCTGTCGGCGCGGCCGAGCACGAGGTCGCGGCGTGGGATGTGAACGGGCGAGGTGCGCATGTAGGGCACCGTCATGGCGAATGAGGGCATGGGTTATCCGATCATCGTGACGATGGGGCCGTTGATCGCTGTGGATACAGGCCAACCAGCGACAAAGCCGGATGGCACAGCCCCTGAGAATGCTATATCCCCGAAGTTCGCGGTCACCTTGTCCGAGGTGGAGCCGGCCATAAGAGGAAAAAACGAGCCGGTAATGGTACTGATACTGGCTCCATTAACGCCGGTTGCCGGATTTGCTGTCCCGTTTCCGTTCCAGTTACCCGATGGGGCGATACGAAACCAAATCAGCTGACTACCAAAATCAACAGCGATGCCGATTACAGCGCTTGCGGCGATCAAGCCTAAATTAAATCCCGTCGCGCTGCCGTTTACGGATATGTTTCCGGTCAACCGGATAACATTAGCAGCCCCGACCCCTGGGCTTGTTAAGCTAGCTGTAGCTAAGGCTAGGCCGGAACTAATGCTGTTAGTATTGAGTGTCGTATAAGTGAGCTCGATATAATACTTCCCGGCAGTCTTGGCGTTGATCCCACGGACACCACCGCCGCCGGCAGCCGTCGTGGCGATCAGATTGCCACCTGTCAGCGTGCAATTCGTCTTGTCGCTGGGGTTCCATGTCGTGTTGGCCATCGGCCCCTATTAGCTCCACGTCACGGCAAGCGAGAGCAGTGCATCAGTAGGGCTGCTGGTCGCTGATGTGATCACCGCTGTGATGCGCTGCCCCGCCGTGAACGTATTGGCGCCGGAGGCACTCGCCGTCGCTGGCGTCGCGCTGCTGACGGATATCGCCGACAGCCCGGTCACGTTCGTCCCGTTGATCTGGATCGCCACGCTGAAGCTTCCATTGCCGGTGAAGTAAGTCAGCGCGGTCACAGTGCCAGCATAGGGCGCGTCGTAGGCCAGCCAGACGGTATCGTTGGCGACGATCGCACCGGTCACCCACTGAGCTTGCAGGCGTGCGGTGTTGCGGGATGTGGCCGGTGTGCCCGCTGGACCTGTGGCCCCTGTAGCGCCAGCGGGGCCAGTAGCTCCCGCTGGACCAGCAGGCCCCGTTGCGCCAGTTGGTCCGGTCGATCCAGTGCCCCCCGCTGGCCCTGTCGGGCCTGTGGCGCCAGGCGGCCCCGGCACGGTGCTGTCAGCGCCCGGTGGCCCTGCCGGACCCGGTGTAGCAGGCCCTGGCGGCCCCGGAGGCCCTGGAGGCCCGCGCCACGCATCACCTACAGGGTCGCACGGCACGTCCGGCGGCTGCGGGTTGCCCGCGAAGTCAGGCCCCCCTGGCACGCTGGATGACGGTGAGCCAGCGAACGACGGTCCGCCGGGGATGCTCATACCGTCAGGCATTGTCGGCGTCCTCCATGGAGAACCGTGGCTGCGACTGCTGCTGCAACTGCTGCATAAGGGCGTCGATGATCGGGCGCACGATCCGGTGCTGCCCCGCGTCCAGATGGCCCAGCACCGCCTCCCATTGCTGCGCGGTGAGTGTGGCGGTGAGTTGGCGCGATGGTTCGATCGGCTGCATGTCCATCACACGCTCGCTACTGCCGTCCATGCGCCAGCACCCTTGCTCACATAGAGCGTTGCGCCTGCCGCCCACGTAGATACGCGCGAATAAAGCGAGCCGACTGGTTGCGTGGATGACGGCACGCCGCTGCCGGTGGTCCAGGTCGGGCCTGACGCACCACCAATCTGCATCGCGGCCTGACTGGTAACGCCATTGATACCAATCGTGGCGACAGGGCCAGCGCCTACCATGAAGATCGAAGAAAACCCCGCCTGTGCGGAGATGCACAGGTTGGCGTTATTATCTACGCATATCCCGAACGTGCTGCCGTACAGAGAGATGTGCTTGGAAAAGTCAGTGCTGCTCGCAGCAAACTGCGAGCCGAAATCCAGACCGCTTGTCGCTTTGACGTGAGTGAATGTGCCAGCTCCGGTGCTGTCGATCGAGGCGACGCCGGCGCCGACAGCCAGCGCCCTGGTCTGAACGTCGCCATAGGCATCAACAGAAAAGCCGGTTGATCTGAACGCGGCCTGGCTGAACGTCACCTGAGCGAAGTCAACGCCATATGCCGCCTGCCATGCCGCTCCACCACTCGCGCCGGCGACCGTGCCGATCAGTGTGCCGGTTGATTTCATCGGCCATGTGCCGTAGGCGTCGCCGAAAGCGTAGCCTACATCCCATCCGGCACACGTCCCTGATGCCGATATGCCAATGCCGTAGTCCTTACCCGCATCACCCGCGACGGCATCAGTGGACCAAAATATGACGCTCAATCCGTGCTTGTAGTGACATGCCGCGCCAGCTTCCACAGCAATGTTGATTTCTGTTCCGATAACAGCTTCCCAGAAAGTCGCGCCGCTATGGAGCCTGGCACTGTCATTGCCGCCGAACAGCGAGCCACGGTTGTTTCCGGATGTGCCGCCGGCCGAATAGCTGGCCTCAGAGAACCGCGCACCTGCAACGTAGAACTGGCCTGGGGGGCATACCGTAGCGCCTGTCTGCGCAAGTGTGGCGCCAAACAGCGCACGTCCACCGACAGCGCCGGCCCCTGGACCGCCGCTGTAGACGAAGCAGCCCATGCCGCCACCCTGGGCTAGCGACGCATCCACCGTATCGTAGTTCAGTCCGTGGTACTCGACGGACGGCTGTTGACCGGCGGGAATTGCGCCTTCCATGACGTAATCCCAGCGCGCCAACTCCGGTAGGTTGGATGGCGCCGGAAAGTTGCGCCAGAGTGCCATGTGTAACCGTCCCTGTAGTGCGGGACTGATGTCGAGGTCTGCCCAAGGACCCGCCGTGGTAATGGTTGCCGGCGATCCAGCCACACCGCCCGCCAGCGTGATGTAGTTCGGCTGATTGGCCCCGATGCTGACACTACCCGACACCGTGCCACCGGCGAGCGGCAGGAACGGAGCGCCTGCTGGCAATGGGCCTGGGATGCCCTGCGGTCCAGGCGGCCCCATAGGCCCAGGCGGCCCAACCCACGCCGCCGGATCAGGCGGCCCGGAGGCCGTCGAGTAATCACTGTACGCGAGCTTATACGCCACCGCACACCTCGTGGGATTTAGAAGTACGCCACCGACACGGTCTCGCCGCTGCTCGGCAGCGCGACGTAGCGGTAGATCGCCACCATTGCGTCGCGCACGTCGTTCGCGTCGGTCGTCTGCAGGCCGAACAGTGGGTCGAGATTGGCACAGGTGAGCACGACGTACGGATCACCCAACGCGGTCGGAATATCGAGCGATGTCCACCGTGCGATGCCGCGCATGACGAGGTCATCGTGGACCGCCTGCACCGCCTGCTGGGCGTTGTCGTCGGACGACAGCACCATCGCGCCCTTGCGGATGCGCGCCTCGTGCAGTGCCACCATCGCCGGATCAATGGCCTTGCCGAAGGACGACCCAGCCGTTGCCGCGGTGAGCTTGGTGTACTCCTCGACGAACGCGCGCGGCACCGAGCCGACCGGCCACCACACAATCCCTTGGGCGTCCAATGCCGCATGCACGCTCGCCACCTTGTCGCGCATGTACGTCATGTCAGCGTCGATCGGCGTTTCGTCCGACGCGATAACGCCCAACTCGATCAAGGCGCCAATCGCGATCACATCGAATGAAACCATCTCCGTCAGGGTCGGAGAGTCGTCCAAAGGCACGATGCGCACGCCAAGACGACGGAGAGCCTGCTGTGCGATCGTGCCGACCGAGGTTGTCATGTGCGCCCCTGATGCCGGAGATAGAGCAGCTGCAGCAGTTGATTGAGCTGCGGGTTGTTCGGCCCGTGCTGGTTCATCAGCTGCTGCATCTGGTAGTAGTCGTGCGGCACCTCCGCGATGGCGGCCGCGTAGTTGTTCGGCGGTGTCGGGATCGCTCCGGTGTAGGTCTGCTGTGGCGGCGCTGTCGGCAACTGCTGGAAGTCGCCGAACGACCAGCCCGGAGAGCCGCTCGGGACCGGGCCGGACGCAGGCGTTCCACCGCTATCCGACCACACCGGGCCGCCGGATAGCAGTGGTGGAGGCGCCAGTTGGTTCCGCCCCCCCGGCATAGCTTACGCCACCACGACGCCGACTGACGGAGGCGCTGCCGCCGAGCCCGCCGCGTTGGTCGCGGTCACCGTGCAGGTCGCTTCGCCCCCCACATCGGCCGCCTGCACGTCGTAGGTCGCAGCGTCAGTGCCGACGCCCACACCGTTGACCTGCCAGGCGTAGGCGTAGCTGGTGGGCTCGCCGGTCCATTCTCCGAGAGTGCAGTTGAGCGTCGTCCCTGTCTGGGTGACCGCTGGCACGGCGGTGTTGACCGGCGCGGTGGCCGTGCCGCCGTTGCCGCCGTTCCCGCCGGTTGGGGGCGCCTCGACCTCGGCACCCGGATCGGCCGGATCAACGCCCAGCTCCACGTATCCCGCATCGCGCAGCATGGTGTTGTGCTCGAGGTTGTCGTAGACGCCGCGCGCCCCGGCCGATGCGGCGCTGTCGGGCGGCAGCACGACCGTGGCGCCCTGGATGCCGGCGATCTGCTCGGGGGTGGGCGGCTCGAGGCCGGCCTCAGCCGCAGCCGCGGTGACGGACGCCGACACGGCGGGCAGCGGCCGACGTTCACCACGCGGTGTGTGTTGTTCTTCCATTTGATGTGTCTCCTGTTAGGATTGGCACAGCCATGAATGGCCTGCCAACCACCATGGTTAGAGAACGGGATGGCAGGAGGACGGGACGGCTGGCGTCCCCCTTCCATCCCAGCCTCGTCTCATGCGTCAGCGACTGCGGCGCTCCAAACGGTCATCACGCCATTATCGACGGGTTTCGTCGTGTCCACCGTTGGATCAGTGCCGAAGCGCAATTTCGCAACGCCACGGATTTCCTCAACGCCAACGCCGTTCATGAAGCCATAGTCACGAGTGTTGGTTATCACCTTGGTTCTCTGGGCCCAGGCGATGCCGAGAGCCTGTGCGCCGCAGAGGTAGGACGCGCCGCAGTCGATGGTGGAGCCACCGGGATCACCGGTATGCAGGATCGGCAGCTCGGGGATTTCACGGATGATGACCCCGTCATAAATCAGATCACCGGCGGTGAACAGCGGGTTATCGGACCCACGGTTCCAGGCGTATTGCAGCGCGTTGATGATGACCGGGTCGAGCATCAGGTCGCGGAACACGAGGCTCGGCACGAACATCACGTACCATTCCTCGTCGTTGCTTATCCGGATGGGGCGGATCTTGGGCGTTGCGGTGCGCGCCAGCCGCTTTGCGAGAGTGATCTGAGCGGCGGTCATCTTGTCGGCTGCGTTATCGACGGTTGCCAATGCAGTTGCATATACACCGCTGACTGCGTTGGCCTTGGAGATCCCGAACAGCACCCGATCGGCGTTGTTCACCAGCCAGGTATTGCGCTGGGCGGCGGTGGCGGCGGCGTAGGTAACCTGCACGTTGCCGTCTGCGGTGATCGCCCCGAGCGACGAGATGATGTCCGTCCTGAGCTTATTCGCGGCCCAGTTCTTCAAGACGCTCCTGCCGGCTTGCAGCAGGTCGATCACCGATTTCTGTTCGTCCCAGTCCGACACCGCCACGGCATGACGAATGACGCTGACCACGACGTTCAGCGATCTGGCGTTTAGTATTTCTTCGTTGCCCTCGAGCACCGTGTTGCCGGAAACGCCTGCCCCGACCAGGTTCCTGACCGTGGGAAAGACGACAGTATCGCCGGGTTTGCGCGTAAGATCAGTTTGCAACTGTATCATGGCATCCATAGTGGTGCCGAAATACGGTGTGAACTGATTTTCTCGGAGGAACTCTACCCAGAAGTCTGATTGCCACTGTATTGGGGTTAAGCCCGGTCTTGCCGGGGTTAGGATCATGTCAGCCATTGTTTGGGGTTCCGCATTGGGATTGCGGCCCGCTTCGACGACCCGGACTCGATAGGTCGAACCGCCCGCTTGTTACGACCCGGCTACGGTCGGACACCCGCTAAGTTCACCCGGCGACGGTTAGCCCCACTTCGCCGACCTGGGACTGGTCGAAACGCCCGATTGACCCCGGCTACGGGTTAGGCACGGCACGTCTTAGTAACGCACTGAGCCGCCGCCAGCGCCGTTGGGCCGCTTGCGGTTCTGGACGACACTGAGCACATCCTCGAGGCTCGGCTCGCCGGTCCATGCCCCCGCGGTGCGTCCTGCGACGCTGCGCGCAGTGCCCAACGATGGTTGCATGCCGGCGGCGGGTGAGACGGCTGGTGCGGCCTTAGCCTCGGCCTCCCACTTAACGCGCTCCTCGGCCAGTATCTTCTCGCGGTATGCGGCTGGATCGTCACCGACATCGCGCACCAGGCGCAGGCGGTCGACCTCGCGGGTCAGCCACGCATAGGGATGCGGCTGGCTGTAGAGCTTGCCGAACAGCGTCGGGTCGGCGTTGGCCAGGTTGCGGAACTCGGAGACGTACTCGGACAATTTCTCTTGCCCGATCTTATCGGCCAGCATCATCTCGCTGTTGTTGAGCCGCTCGTTGAGCAGCGCTGCCTGTTGCTGCTGGACGACGTGCTGCGCCCAGCCCTGCGGGTTGGTGGCCGGGTCCGGCGGCGGCTGTGGTGGCGCCTGTGGCTGCGGTGGCGGGGCGGTAGCGCGGCGGGTTGCCTCATCCAGTTGGCGTTGCAGCTCCTTGTGCTTGGTCTCGGCCTCGACCGCACGGGCTTTCCAATCCTGGCGGCGCTGGCGTTCGCGCTCCAGCACTTGCTGCGGGATGTAGCTCTTGCCGTCCTGCTCGAGCCGGTCGGTCGGCTCTGCGTCAGCCTCATCCTCGGGTTCCGGCTTCGCTGTGGCCTGCTTAGCGGCCGGCTCGGCCTTTGCCTCAGGCTTCGGTGCCGGCGGCTCTGGCGCTGCCTGCGGGGCCGGTGCGGAGGCGTCCGTGACGGTCGCGGTCTCGCCCTTGAGGAAGCTCTCAAGTTGCTCGTTGGCCATGGTGATCCTCAGAGATGCGTGTTGGTGGCGATCGGCTCCGCGCCCGGTTCGTCTGGCAGACGCGGAGCGCCGCCCTTCGGCCTCACCCGTGGGAGGATAGGTTCTCGGCCGTCAGTTCAGATGGCAGCGGCGGCAGCGTGCGGGCGCCAGGTCGCAGTGGTTGTGCTGGCCCCTGGCGGGGTTCCGGCGTCGGCGCCAGGCCGGGCGGCAGCCGGTGTCGCGGCAGCTTCAGTGCCTGCGTCTGCTTGGTGACGCTGTATTTGCTACGCCCCAGCATCTTTCCGATGAGCGTTGGCCCCATCCCGTTGGCCCACATCTGGCGCAGCCGTGCGCGCTCCTCGTCGGACCAGGGAACGCTCACCACGTACTTCATGCTGGCTCTGGCTGGCATGGCGGCTCTCCGCTGTGCTAGGATGGGGCCGCGATAAGTCAGAGAACCTCTCAAGCCCCGCTCTCCCGTGTGAGACGGGGCTTTTCTTTGCCTATGGCTCGAGAATGAAGCAGGCCACATGCCGCCCCGTTCCATTGCCCACCGACCCGTCCTCGGTGGCCAGCCAGCGAACATCCCGCAGGTTGCGCACCGTGGCCCCGGCCTCCAGCAGCATCAGCACCCACTTGTCCACCGGATAGACCAACACCACCCGCTTGCCCTTTCGCCACTCGGCCAGGGCCTTCCGCACCCAGGCGGTCGGGCCCTTCTTCTTGCCCTCGTGGATGATGGATCCAAATGGCGGGTTGACGTAGTTTGACGCGCCCCATTCACAGGTCAGACCATCAAAGCCGATCGGCAGAGGCCAGGGGCACGGATCGAAGGTGAACCGGAACTCGGCGTGCAGGCTGGCGTAAACGTCGGGTGGCGTCACCCAGTAGTGCTTGCCATCCTCGCCATTGCCCTGGTGGTACTTGTTGTCTGCCGGCACAGTTCGGCTCTGATGGGGTGGCGCGATCGAGGCGAAAAGGTCAGCTTCCATGGCCTCTAATTGTGGCAACTGGCACCTGACTGGGGGTAGCTATCGGAAATGGGAATTTTGAAGAGTAGGAGGCGGCATGGCCCACGAATGGCTGGCGATCACGGCCACGAACGGGGAACAAGGGTATCAGTGCCAGCGGTGCAGGCTCACCGCGATCCATCTCCCGGTCCGCTCCTCCTGCCCGCCAAAGCTGATCCCGACGCTGGCCGACCTACTTCGTAAGACAAGCGTGCAGCAACTGATTGAGCACGTCGGCGGTGTGTCGCGCGCGGGCATCCACGAACCAGAACAGGAAGCCCAGCGCCAGACCGTTCACGATGATCAGCGCCAGAAACTGGGGGCCGAGCGTGTGCGCAGCCTGCCCGCCAAGCTTGATCGCCGCCTGGACGACCGTGGTGTGG